CGCCCCCCCTTTTAGCTATAGCTGTAGGTATAGCTAAAAGGGTAAGATTTTGAGAGCCATTGTCCAAGAGTTTTGCAACATTACTCTTTACTATAGTTACTAAGAAGAGGTATGCTATATAAAATTTTGCAAAATTTTATACGTTATGAAAAATGGAACGCTTACTCCTCGACAGGAGAAATTTGCTCAGAATGTCGCTAAAGGAATGACCAAGACCCAAGCTGCTCTAGACGCAGGGTATTCCCCCAAAAACGCTCAAAAGGCNGGCACCGCTNTAGCAAGTAATCAAAACCCAAAGATCAAGAACCGTATTAGCGTGCTCCGCGAGCGAGCAGCCAATTTAGTGTCGCTTAATTTAAGTACTCATTTGACAGACCTCAAGGATCTTCGTGATGGCGCCATGAACGCGGGCATGTGGTCGGCTGCAGTGGCTGCGGAAGTTGCTCGGGGCAGAGCAGCAGGGCTGTATGTTCATAAGTCAGAACTTACTATTAATAAGGTCGAGCTGATGTCTAAGGAAGAGGTCTTAGTACGCATGCAAGAACTCTACTACGAAACAGGTGGAATACTGCCAAAAGGCACACTCATCAACCTCCCCGTAGAGGATTATGATGGCTAGCTCGCGCTTAACCGAAGTCTATAAAAAGAAACCGAACCTTGAGCCATTGATCAATAAAATCAAGGCAGACGAAGCATGGCTAAAGGACAGAGTGAATTTCATCTGGCTGATTGGTAGTTTTGCTAAAGGTACTGCCAGAGAAGATAGCGACGTTGACTTGTTGATGGTTCAGTATGAAGATAATTTGGAGCCTTGGAAAAGGGAATTGCGTCATTTTGCAAAATTCTTTCCCGATATTAAATTACAAACACACCAGCTGTTGAATGAGCGCTGGCAAAGGATTAAGCAAAATAAGTCCCCTTTTTATCAGTCGTAAATAAAAAAGATCATATAGAGGTGGTATAATGGTTGATGAAGAAGGTTATAAAACTTTAACAACTGGAAGAATTACAACAAGAGCTACTGTAGGTACTCCCGACTATGTACATAAAGCTGAACATGCAAGAAATGTCATGCAAGGGTATACTGTAGGTAGTTTAAGACCCGACAGAGCAGATGTATTTAATATAGACTATTCACCAGAAAAACTTAAAATGGGAGGTGGAGAAGAACCTGAAGTAACTCGAGGAATAAGGAACAATAATCCGTTTAACTTGGTTTACACGGACGACGCTTGGGAAGGAAAACTAGGTCGTGATCTAGAGGTTGAAGACACCTTTGAACGCTTTGACTCTCCCGAAGCAGGAATCAGAGCAGGGGCGATTAATGTATTAACTCAATTTTCAAGAGGCGATAACACAATAGCTAAGCTACTGAAGACCCTTTCTCCTCCTGGGAAAGAGAACCCAAACTATGAGAAACACAAAGAATATGTAGCAGGTAAAATGAATAGAACCCAAGACGAAGTATTAGACCTAACAGACCCTATGACCCTGAGAGGACTTGCCACCGCTCTTATTGGTTTTGAAAATGCTAATCATGCTTACGAAGATGAACTCTTGGACGGTGCTCTAGCCCGTGCCTTAGAATTTCATCTATCTAAACAGAATAAAAACCTTGGTGGTCCCGTCACTCAACCATTCTATAATGACAAAAAGTACATTATCTAAGCTCCCTGAAGAAACGCTCAAGGAATACTACGAGCTTAGTGAACGGTTTAAGGAACTTAGGGACATAGAACAGTCCCAAACGGACTTTTTATCATTTGTCAAAAGCCAATGGCCAAGCTTCATTCAAGGTCATCATCACACCATAGTGGCTGAAGCNTTTGACCGTATAGCTCAGGGCAAGCTAAAACGGCTCATTATCAATATGCCTCCAAGACACACGAAAAGTGAATTCGCGAGCTTTTTGCTTCCTGCCTATTTGATTGGGCGTAATCCCACCTTAAAAATTATTCAAGCTACACATACGGCAGATCTGGCAGTACGTTTTGGACGTAAGGTCAGAGACTTGATTCAATCTGATATTTATAAACATGTTTTTCCCGAAACTGTCCTGAACCCCGACTCAAAGGCAGCAGGAAAGTGGGAAACTATGTCGGATAAGCAGCCCACTGCTCGTGGAGAATACTACGCAGTAGGAACGGGAGGCGCTATTGCAGGACGGGGTGCAGACTTGTTCATTATTGATGATCCCCATTCCGAGCAAGATGCAATGTCCAAAGTAGCTTTAGACGATGCATACGAGTGGTACACTTCTGGACCACGTCAACGGCTCCAGCCTGGAGGAGCAATTGTTATTGTCATGACACGATGGTCAATAAAAGATTTGACAGGACGCTTGATCAAAGATATGTCTCGTAGCCCACAGAACGATCAGTGGGAAGTGATTGAGCTCCCAGCTATTCTTCCTAGTGGTGATGCAGTTTGGCCAGAATATTGGAAAACTGAGGAACTAGAAGGAATCAAGGCAGCACTGGGCAATGGACCAAAATGGTTTGCTCAATATATGCAAAACCCTACTGCCGAAGAAGGAGCATTGATCAAGAGAGAATGGTGGCAGGAATGGCAAGAGAAAAAACCTCCTGAGTGTGAATATATTATTCAAAGTTATGATACTGCCTTCCTACGCACTGAAACCGCAGACTATTCTGCTATAACTACGTGGGGAGTTTTTTACCCACATGGTAGAATAGGTGAAAATTTTTATTCAGGGGATGTGGCGCATTTAATATTGTTAGATTCTGTAAAAGCACGCTTAGAGTTCCCTGAGCTTAAACAAAAAGCTCTAGAGCTTTATGAACATTGGGAACCCGACACAGTCATTATAGAGGCTAAAGGGAGTGGAACTCCCTTGACGCAAGAATTAAGAAAAATTGGAATCCCTGTTCAAAACTTTACTCCTAGTAAAGGAGCGGATAAAGTGGCAAGAGTAAATGCCTGTACACCTTTGTTTGAATCAGGAATGGTTTGGAGACCCGATACACATTGGGCAACGGAAGTTGTTGAAGAATGTGTTGCGTTTCCCAATGGAGATCATGACGATTTAGTTGACTCCATGTCACAGGCAGTTTTACGTTTTCGTCAAGGTGGTTTTGTTCAATTACCATCAGACTATCAAGATACGTTCGAGAGTTATCGCCATAAAGAAATGGTTTATTATTAGATGAAGAAAAAACTCACCATAGGTATGGCTACTTACGACGACTATGAAGGAGTATTTTGGACGGTTCAGGCATTACGCATGTATCATGCTGAAGTGATGGATCAAGTAGAAATTATCGTTATAGATAATAACCCCGATGGCGATCATGGTAAAGAGGTAAGGCGGTTTTTTGAAGGCTACGACACAGATTCAGGGCTTTTTACTCAGGGCAATGTTCCTAATGGACGTTATATCCCCTTTACGGAATACCAGAGTGCTTTTGTTAAAGGGCAAGTATTTGAAGAAGCGCAAACCGACTTTGTTCTATGTTTAGATTGTCACGTCTTTTTAGTTCCAGGTGCTCTAGAGAAACTGATTAGTTACTATGAGGCGTTCCCTAAAACTAAAGACCTTATACAAGGTCCACTTATTCACGACAATCTAGTAGACCACTTTACCCATTTAGAACCTGAATGGAACGATCAATTCTTCGGTAATTGGGGNTGTGCNNATGAACTNATGGCGAAAGGTGACCCTTTTGAAATCCCAATGAATGGTTGTGGTTTATTTTCTTGTGTAAAAGAGAATTGGGTTGGTTTCAACCCTGCTTTCAGAGGCTTTGGCGGAGAGGAGTGGTACATACAAGAAAAATTTAGAAAACATGGAGGCAGAGCTTTATGTCTACCTTTTTTACAATGGATGCATCGATTTCAAAGAATGGACACACCTGAGTATACTTCAGACATGTATGATCGAATTAGAAATTTTCTTATAGGTTGGATGGAACTATACGAAAACAAAGAACACGCGGGGGTTCAGTCTATAGTAGAAAACTACATAAAGTACGGATATTCTGAAGAAAAAATAAAGGGGTTCCTAGACACCTTCCCAGATAATTATCTGTCCTAAAAAAGCCTTTACTATTATTTTGTTTATATATACAGTTATTAACCATGGCTATTGATAAACAAATTCAGCCCACATCAAGTCCCATTCCCATAGATATAGATGGTCCAATAGAGATTGAGCTAGATCCGTTGATGGGAGAGATGGGGGATAATGTAGTAGACTTGCAACAACCACCTCAATTTAATGAAAATTTAGCAGATGTGTTAGAAGAAGATGTTCTTCAGGCACTCGGTGGTGAATTAACGTCTTTGTACGAAGAGGACAAAGAGTCTCGTAAAGATTGGTACGAAGCCTTTAGTAAGGGGTTGGATCTATTAGGCATTAAACAAGAAGAACGAACTCAACCGTTTCAGGGAGCNAGTGGNGTTAATCACCCTATTTTAGCAGAAGCAGTAACCCAATTTCAGGCACAAGCCTATAAAGAACTCCTACCAGCAGGTGGACCTGTACAGGTACAAGTTGTTGGGAACCACGACCCTCAAATCGTAGCTCAATCAACAAGGGTTAAAGAATTCATGAACTACCAGATTAGCCATGTAATGGAAGAATATGATCCTGAAATGGACTCATTATTGTTTTATTTACCTTTATCTGGCAGTGCCTTTAAAAAAGTTTATTTTGATACGATGTTAAATCGTGCTGTTAGTGAATTTGTAAAAGCAGAAGACCTAGTAGTCAGTTATTCAACCACAGAACTTTCTACTTCTCCTCGGGTTACTCATGTCATGACAATGACAAAGAATGATTTACTGAAGATGCAACTAAATGGCACATACAGCGATATCGAGCTGATGCAGCCTGGACTTGTGACTCCTAATGAAGTACAAGAAAAAATGGAAAAATTAGAAGGAGTGCAACCTAGTTATGCAGAAAATAATGAGCTTTACACTATTTTAGAACTACATGTCGACCTTAATTTAACAGAAATTGAAGACCATGGTTTTGCTTGTCCCTATATTGTGACAATTTGTGAAGACATGAATCAAATTTTAGCAATTCGTCGTAATTGGACGGAAGGAGACCCACTTTATAATAAGACAGATTATTTTGTTCAGTATAAGTTCTTGCCAGGACTGGGTTTTTATGGTTTTGGTTTAATTCACATGATTGGCGGGCTAACTAAGTCTGTTACCTCTATTTTACGGCAATTGATCGATGCTGGAACTTTGGCTAATCTTCCAGCGGGGTTCAAGGCTCGTGGTATGCGAATACAGGGGGAAGACGAGCCTTTGCAACCTGGAGAATTTAGGGATGT